GCGGAACTTGAAGCAGATTCAGCAGCAACTGCAGCAGCATCAGCAACATTAACCACAGAAGTAACTCCGGCAGTTGCAAGTGCTAATGGCGCAGAGGCCAATAAACCTAGAGTCTAGACAATTCATATAAATAGGCTACACTCTTCATGGCAAATTCTGTTCAAACCTTCTCGGATTATAACACATCGGGTCAGAAAGCATCCGTCGTTTCGAGCAAGCGTCTGTATTCTGACCTGGATCTGTCATTGACTCTCCATCCTATTTTTCATGATATTATGCCTTTAACAGATACTGACGCTGTTATTAATGCAGTCAAAAATTTGATATTCACTAATTTTCATGAACGCCCATTTCGGCCAAATCTAGGATCAAATTTAAGTAACATTCTGTTTGAACCTGCTGATATCATTACAATCATCCGTTTAAAACAATCAATTCTTGAAGTTCTTCAAAAAAATGAACCTCGAATCGATTCAATTATTGCGGAGGTGATAGATGATTCGGACAGAAACAGATATCACGTAAATTTATCATTTCGAGTGATATCCCAAAACATTGAAGTAGATATCACGCTTTATCTCTCACGTCTCCGCTAATTTAATTTTTGCCATATGTCTTCATTCAACGTCTCCGAACTTGATTTTGCCGCAATCAAGGATTCAATCAAAGCCCACTTTCGGTCACAATCAAAATACAATGATTGGGATTTTAATGGCTCGGGTCTTTCCGTTCTTCTTGATGTGCTCGCATATAATACTCACTATAATGCAATGGTGGCGCATCTCTCTTTGAATGAGACGTTTTTAGATTCAGCACAGATTCGTGGAAATGTAGTCTCTCATGCAAAGCTATTAGGATATGTTCCAAGATCATTGGCATCATCAAAGGCAGTTATTAATGTTGTAGTCACTCCAGGATCTACAGTTGCAAATCAGGCAACAATCCTACGCGGAACTCGGTTTTCTACTGTTGTGGATCAAGTTCGCTATTACTTTGTTGCTCTTGAATCGCATGTTGAACCAATAAATGGAGGTAAATACACTTTTACAAATATTCCTGTTCGTCAGGGTACGCTCAAGAGAATGATCTATCGAGTTGATACCTCACTTGGAAATCAGAAATTTGAAATTCCAGATGCAAATATTGATACAAGTACAATGCGCGTCAGATTAAAGGCGAACACTGAATCCGATTCATATTCAATCTATACGCAATTTACATCACTCGTAAATATCAACGAGAATTCTCAGATTTATTACTTACAGGAAACTCCTCAGGGACTCTATGAGATTTACTTTGGAGACGGTATTCTGGGCAAGATGCCAACCGCAAATAACATTGTCGAGATCGAATACGTCTATACAGATGGAACAGTTGCAGACGGAGCCAATCTATTTACTTCCGTTGATACCATCTCGGGCTATAGCAATATTGCGGTGACTGTTGCCGTAGACTCATATGGTGGAGGAGTACGTGAATCAATTGAATCAATTCGCTATAATGCACCTCTTACCTTTACTGCACAGAACCGCGCAGTCACGGCGGATGACTATCGTGCAATCATCTTAAAGAATGTAGCAAACGTTGAGGCAATTTCAGTATGGGGTGGAGAAGATGATATTGTTCCAAATTTCGGAAAGGTTTATATTTCTGTAAAACCCATTGGAGCTGAAACTCTTACAACCGCTGAGAAAACTACAATTTTATCTTCTGTTCTTGCGGGTAAAAACGTCGTTTCGATCACTCCTATTCTAGTTGATCCAGAATATACCTACCTCGAGCTGGATGTATTTTTTAAATACAATGGCAATCTAACAGATAGAGCTCTTGTTGAATTGCAGACAATAGTACGCGAAGCAATAATTGCGTATAACAATGACGATCTTTTAAAATTCGATGGAGTGTTTCGTCATTCAAAACTCTTAAGACAAATTGATACTTCGGAACCTTCAATTCTGAATTCTACGATTCGTGTCTACATGTATAAAGAAGCCACTCCATCCAATACAAATAACAATTACTTTGATTTAAATTTTTCAGGTCCGATTTATCAGAGTTCTTCTGATTCATTTGTACTCTCAACAAATGCCTTTTTGGTGGGTGGCATTGAACATTATTTTAGAGATTTTGTGGTTGAAGGATCATACGATAGAAAAATCTTCATGTGCAAACTTGTGAACGGAGCTGTGGAAAAAGTGAAGGAAGTCGGAATGTTATATGCAGCAACAGGCAATATTACGATTTCTGGGTTTATAACAGATACGACTACGCCAATTCGGTTTACTGTGGTTCCGAACTCAAATGACATTGCTCCAAAAAGAAACCAGCTTCTTTCAATTGATTTGCAAGAAGTCGTTGTGGTGGGTGAAAATGATACGATTGCGGTTGCGGGCTCTTCTGGCGCTGTGGTCTATACAACAACGTCACGTCATCGGTAATATTTTATATGGCGTATTCAATCGAAACTCTTGCTAGCACTCGTCGGAAAAGAAAAGAGACTTCTCGCGTAGAATCTTTAATTCCTTCGGGTCTACGCGATAAGTCAGCAGCACTCATTGAGTTGCTGAAGAGTTATTACGACTACATGAATTTGTCCGGGAATCCAAGTTATGAGATTAATTCGATTAACAATGCTCGTGATATTGACCTTGTCGACGAAAAATATTTGACACTTTTACAAAAAGAAATTGCTGCTGCAATTCCTAAAAACGTACAGATTGACAAGGTAAAACTATACAAAAGCTTACTCCAGTATTATTCCGTAAGAGGTTCGGTTGATTCCATTCGTTTATTTTTTAAAATCCTCTTTCAGGATAATGTACAGATATATTACCCTCGTGAGGATATGCTGATACCATCTTCAGGTAATTGGGATCCAAATGCGTTGAGGCCAAACTATAGCGGCAATACGCTTACGGGATATTCTTCGGGCGGTTATGTCGATAACAAAGGATTTCTTTCGGACACCATAAAGCTTCAGGATTCGTATTTTTATCAACAATTTTCTTACGTGATTCAGACGGGCAATAACACGGATACCTGGAAAAATGAATTTAATCGTTTAGTACACCCTGCTGGATTTATCTTCTTTGGTCAGATCGTTATCTTTATTGAAAACGTAAATGCCTTTCCGGTTGACATTATTCAGGACTTAGATCTGTGGTTATCTGGCTATCAGAGAATAAATGGTATTACCGTTCCTCTCACACTCGAAAATTTAAACATTAAACTTTTAGATATCATTGATGGAAGAGACGATGTTCGAATCTATAGTTCGATGCATACTCATCAACCTGGATTAATTTCAGATGAAGATTTGGCAGTACCGGTTTTTGTTGGATTTGCCGAGAGTCTTACCGATGGCATTTCCGGCGAGCCATTTAGTAGAAAAGAACGTTGTGTTGCGGCAACAACAGCAAATATTACTTTGAGTGGCCCTCAGACAATTGACGGTCTGGCTGTAATTGCGGGAGATCGTGTTTTAGTGAAGAATCAAACAACTACCTCTGAGAATGGCATCTATCAAGTAAACGCCGGAGCATGGACTCGTACCACCGACGCTGATACTCGTGATGAGCTGGTTTCAGCATTTGTGTTTATTCCTCACGGGTCCGTCCAGAATCGAAATACTGCATGGTTATGTACAATTGAGGCTGGTACCATTGACACTGCCACGATGGTCTGGAATCAGTCTTTTGTAGTTCCTCAGGCAATGATCCCGTTTCCAAAGAAGAACGCTGATACCGCATATCTTCGGAGTATCTTTACTGGTGCTAGTCTGCTCAGTCCTCATAAACTTGGCGTTATGACTGCGGTTTATGATTCAACAGTATTCAAGGGAACTCACTTTACCCTTCTGTTTGATCAAATACCAATTGTTCCGGCTAATTCTGCACATCCCGAAATGTTAGTAAAAAGATACCAGAGTATTGCTCATTTCTTTGATCCAGGTACAGAAATGCACTCTTATGCAAATTATACGATTGAACAGGCGGACTCAACTGATATAAATAACCAAATACCTTGGGGTAACGTAGGTTCTCTCATTACTCTCTCTAATATCCCCTAAAGATCCTCACTATGGCTGCTATTATCACTTCTCATTTCCGTACGCTCAACGCAAATAACTTCAAGGATTCCGTCGCGGATCTTGCAAACAGCTATTATCTATTTCTGGGTAAATCAGATGCGTGGTCAGCCAATCTTGCAACCACCGCAGATTCAGAATCACCCACACCTCTAGATACTGTCGTTGAAATCAATGACGCATATCAGAATATGTCCGCATTAAAGAAAATTAGTGCTGGTGATGTTAGTAATGTTATGCCACGGTATGCTTCCGTTTCAAATGTTGATATTTCACTCACATGGGTATCGGGGGCCACATATGTTGCATGGGATGATCAAGATCCTGACATCTATTCGAAACCATATTACATTATTACCGACGAGTATAAGGTCTACAAGTGCATTAGGGCTGGTGCAGGAACAAGCACAAGTAAACCAGTAGATACCGCAACAGTTGCACCCGTTCTGCTGGGTGATGGATATCTTTGGAAATACATGTACACTGTTCCAACGGTGGATGCTGTAAAGTTCCTTACTAATTTCTACGTTCCTGTCAAAACAGTAACACTTCCGGTTGTCACAACATCGTCAACGTCTGGTTCAGTGACGACCGTGACGAAGACTGTTGGTGTTGCTGGAGATCTAAGTGAAGCTGATCAAACGCAATATGCAAATCAAAATGCAAATATTGCAGCTCTTAAAGGTAAAATTTATCGTTATGTTGTCACGAGTGGCGGTACAGGATACGCTACTGCTCCAACAGTTACAGTAGTTGGTGATGGTACCGGTGCTCTTGCCACAGCAACAATTGCTGGTGGTGTTGTAACAGGAGTAACAGTTACAACAACTGGTTCGGGCTTTAATACAAATGCTGGATCTAACTACAGTGTTGCAAATGTAGTATTGAGCGGTGGTGGTTTTACAACTGCGGCCACAGTCAGAGCGGTTCTCTCTCCTGCAAATGGTCATGGATCAAATCCAGTTGAGGAATTAGGCGGATTTTATAGCGGCCTGAGCATAAGCCTCACGGGTGCAGAAGGTTCTGATTTTATCATTAATAACTCATTTCGCCAATTGGGAATTGTGAAAAATCCATTCACCTACGGAACTACAACAGTCGCAACAGCATCAACGCTAAAGGCTCTGAAAGGCATGACTCTCACGGGTTCTTCTGCTCTGGTGGTTGGTAATTATTTTACAGGTGGAACAAGTGGAGCCGTTGCATACCTTGATTCGTGGGATAGTGCAACTGGTGTTGTTCGTTATCATCAAAATGATAAAACTGGATATGGAACCTTTATAACAACGGAAACAATCACGGGCCAGAGCAGCACTGGAACGGGAGTCATTGCTTCATTACAGAATCCTGAAGTAGATAGATTCTCTGGAAAAATCATCTTTGTTGAAAATCGTGCACCGATTAACCGCTCTGCCTCACAGATTGAAGATATCAAGGTTATCACCGAATTTTAATATTTCCGAATATGCCAATTAAAACATACAATGTTGCGCCTTATTATGATGATTATGATGAAACAAAAAACTATCAAAGGATTTTGTTTCGTCCAGGCGTCTCGGTACAAACTCGAGAACTGACACAACTTCAGACCGCGCTTCAGGCTCAGATCGATCGATTTGGTCGGCATATTTTTAAGGATGGTTCTCCTGCAATCGGGGGTCTTGCATCTCTGGATACCGGATTTGCATATGTTAAATGTGAAACTACATTCTCAAATGCGGGTGCGTCATACACATCCGACACCGCTGGAAGACGCGCCGCAGTCATTGGCAAAGTTCTCACGGGCGGAACAAGCGGTGTCACGGCAACAGTTCTTGATGTGACTGCAACAGCGTCACCGGATCCTCTTACGCTTTTTGTAAAGTACACAAAGGCCGGAACAAATAATACAACACTCGTTTTTGCTCCGGAAGAAGTTCTTACGGCAAGCGATAGTGGAGCCACGCTCTTTAAAGTAAAGGCCACTGCATCTGGAGTTCTTCCGACTGGCCTCGGAACTCGGGTTTCAGTAAATGAAGGCGTGTTCTTCGTTTCGGGCAATTTTGTTTATACTCCAGCTGCAAGTATTATTCTAGAAAAATACACCACGAACGTAAATGCTCGTGTCGTATATAAGGTCCTTGAACAAGTTGTCACATCTTCAACAGATTCAACCCTCACTGACAATGCGGCAGGTTCTCCAAATGCTTCAGCTCCAGGAGCTCATCGTTATCAGATTACTCTGACACTAGCAAAAGAACCATTATTACTTTCCTCACGAGTCGAGGCAAATATCATTCAGTTGCTCGTGATCGAGAATGGTGACGTTAAAGCAACCGCACGTACAGAATACTCTGAACTTGGAGATATTCTTGCCCAAAGAACCTTTGAAGAATCTGGCAATTACACGGTACGTCCTTTTCAGGTGAATGTGCGTGAATTACGCAATACCGGAAGCAATGGTGGACGTTATACAACTGCTCAACTCAGAGCACTCTATCCTCTTCAATTAACTACTGATGGCGCAGCCAACACCTTTGGAGATGCTCGCTTGGCAGTCGGTCTTGAACCTTCTGTTGCATACGTAAAGGGATATCGAATTGCAAGTGAATCAACTGTCTATGTTGAGGTTGAAAAGGCTCGTGACGAAAACTTCCTGAATGCAGCTTCGACTCTTTTACCTCTTGGAAATTATATTTACATTGATACAGTTGTAAGTCTTCCCGACATCGTCAATTTTAGCACAATCAATCTTAAAGATAGCGGTACGACCGTTCGTGGTACTGCACGTGCAAGAGCCATCGAATATGTAAGTGGAACAGTCAACACTTCAGCAGCAATTTACAAACTGTATCTGTTCGATATACAGATGAATGCTGGCTATACGTTTAACAATGATATTGTTACTCTGCAGCAGAGTGGATATGGTGCTGCTTTCACTGCAAATGTGGCTGATGTTATACCCTCCGGTTCGTTACGATCTGGTTTACAGGATACATCAAACAATTCACTCGTGTTTGCATTACCAGTCAATACTGTAAATTCACTTCGCAGTCTCGATGACATTACGAATGACAATTTATACTATGTAAAACGTAAGTTTGATGCAGTTAGCATTAACGGTAGTTCTGTATGCACACTTTCGGCAATTACAAACGAAATTTTTCAATCAACAACACCCGCGGATTACATAACAGTACGCGCTAGCGGTGGTAATAGCGGTGAGTTCATTGTACCAAGCGCAGTCGCCCTTGTGGGTGGCGGTTCAAGCGTCACCCTCACATACAGTGGCGTAACAAGTATAACCGCAAACATTATTGCTCCTACTCGCCGAAATATTGTTGAAAAGACTAAAACTCTCTCTGCAAATACAAATGTCGCCTTTGCAACACCAAACACAGCTGCGGGTAGTTACGATCTTCTTGGAGTAACAGATTTGTTCGAAGTAAGTGCAATCTATATGTCTCCAGGTTTAGGTACAGCTGCAACAAATGAGCATCTAAATGTGACGGATCGTTATATTGTCGATAATGGTCAACGTGATAATTTTTACGATCAAGCTCGAATTCAATTAAAGTACAACGTCCCAGCTCCGGTGGGTCAGTTATTAGTTGTTTTGAAGAATTTTACTCATGGCGGCGGAGACTATTTCTCTGTTAATTCGTATAGTGTTGATTACGGTGCAATTCCATCGTATCAGTCTTCAAATGGATTTATTCAGCTGCGCGATGCCATCGATTTTAGACCCACAAAGGGAAATGATGGTGCAAATTTTTCAGGAACAAACTCCTCGCTCGTAACGCTATTCCAGACCAATAGTATTATGACCACGGATATTCAACATTATCTTCCGCGAGTTGATAAGATTTATGTTACGGGAGACGGACAGTTCGGTGTTGTAAAGGGTACTTCTGCTATTAATCCAGTTGCACCAGAAGATCCGAAAGATGCAATGGTTCTTTACATCATTCGTCTTGGTGCTTATACATTCAGCGATGCGGATACGATTCCGACAATGATTGACAATAAGCGCTATACGATGCGAGATATTGGTAAAATTGAAAAACGAGTCACAAATTTAGAATATTATACCTCTCTTTCATTGCTGGAAAAAGACACAGCAAGTACTCAAATCTTTGATGCCACCGGAAATCGGTTTAAAAATGGATTTGTGGTAGACAGCTTCTATGGTTCAAATGTAGGTGCAGTCACAAACAACGACTATAGCGTATCAATGGATCGTTCAGCAGGGCGCCTGCGTCCAATGTTCTATGAAGACAATCTTCGCCTTATTTTTAATTCCGGCGTTTCATCAAATGTAAGAAAGACTGGATCGCTTTTAACATTAAACTATTATACCGCTAACTATATTTCTCAGCCATACGCTTCTTACGCAGAGAATGTAAATCCATACATGGTGTTTTCTTGGACCGGAGACGTAGTTCTTTCACCTGGTTCGGATGAATGGAAAGAAACACTCCGTGCGCCTGATGTCGTTATCGATCAAACCGGAATTTACGACAGTCTCATACAGATGGCGGATGCTGCGGGTGCAATTGGTACTGTCTGGAATGAATGGCAGACAAATTGGACAGGAGAGACCACTTCTTCTGCCAATGAAGTTACTGCAAATGCTGTAAATTCAGGAGATGGTATCGTCGGTTCGACCACAGTAATTACAGACGTTGCAACAACAATCACGGCCACACAAACAGGAACATTGAATCGATCTGGAGTTCGTACTTCAGTGGTACCCGATACGGTTCTTACGAATATGGGAGATCGTGTTGTTGAAATTAATTTTGTACCATTCATTCGCTCACGGAAAATCTACTTTAAGGCGACCCGGTTAAAGCCAAATACTCGAGTCTATGCTTTCTTTGATGGTATTAGTCTTGCAGATTATATTCGCGAGGAAAGTTCTTTCGTTGAATATTCGACAGCAACAAATACAGCAAATTATTTAAATCAGACTGCTCATCCGGATGGAGCCACAACGTTGGTTAGTGATAGCGTTGGCGAGATCATTGGCTCTTTTATTATTCCAAATACAGCCGCTGTTAAGTTTAAGACGGGCCAACGGAATTTTAGACTCACGGACAGCGTAACGAATGACACTCGTCACTGCGACACTTCCGCAGAATGTGTATATTTTGCGCAGGGGCTAATGAATACAGTGGAAAATCAGGTCGTCTCAACAAAAGTTCCGGTGTTTAGCCGTTCAGCCGTATCGGATATTCCTGTTGCAATCTCAAATACAACTCAGTCTGTTTCGCATAGAATAACATCACTGACTAATTCGTGGGATCGTAGCACTGTTCCTCCTGTTGACGTCGAGGTTCCAGTTGTCGTAGAGCCACCAGCCCCAGTAGAGCCGCCACCTGAAGAGGTTTTCACACTTCCAGAACCGGATCCATGGGATGAAGAGCAAGGCGGTCGGATCCGTTGGTCAGACCCTCTTGCCCAATCAATTTTAATTGATACCGAGGGTGGTATTTTCCTATCCGGTATTGATTTATACTTTAAAGAAAAAGATGAATCTGCAACATCTCCTGCTCCAGTTTCTGTAGAAATTCGAACAATGATGAATGGCGCACCTACGCAGACTGTCGTACCTTTCTCGAAGGTGACAAAGGCTGCAAGTGCAGTGTCACTCAGTTCAACCGCGGCAACAGCAACAACTTTCACCTTTGAATCACCCGTGTATCTTACGGGTGGTGTTGAATACTGTTTTGTTGTCATGACTAATTCGGACAAATATAAATTGTGGGTGGCAGAACTTGGGCAGAATGATGTCACGAATACAACATACCGAATCACTGAACAACCTTATAATGGTGTCATGTTTAAATCGGCAAACGCTTCAACGTGGACTCCGGAACAAACAAAAGACATTAAGTTTGTAATTCGTCGGTGCGTATTTACGGATCAACCTGGAGTTGCAGTCTTTCACAATGCTGAAATTCCAACAAGACTTCTCGGAACTGATGCAATCTATACTGTTTCAGGTTCAAAGGTGATCCGAGTATTCCACAAGAATCATGGCCATTTTGCAAACTCAAAGGTCACATTCTCTGGAATTGCAGCAACCGCAAGCTCAGCATTGAATAACATTCTCATTGCTGATTTAAATGCAACGCATACAATTCAGTCAGTAACCATGGATAGTTATACGATTGATGTAATTGTAAGCAATTCAGCCACGGCAAATGCAACTGGAAGAGCTGGAGGCTCTGCAGTACGTGCAACAGAGAATAAAACATTCAACTACATCAATCCAATTGTTCAGGATCTTATTCTTCCTTCAACGGACATTCAATGGTCAACTCGAGTTACTTCGGGTAAATCTTTGGCTGGTACAGAATCGCAGCATACATTGGCAGCATATGTTGAAACGAGAGTGAATGCCACATCAGAATTTAGCACTCCTCAAGTAATTACTTCTGCGCCAAATATTGCAGCAAGTTTCCCAGCAGGCGGTCAAAGTTACTTCCTGAAGGGTGAATTCTTTCGCTCTGGGCCGCGTGATAATCTGAGTCCTGTTATTGATCTAGATCGTATGTCTGTGATTACAATTGCAAATCGTATTGACAATCCTGACGCAACTGGTGCAAGTGGATTTAATGACGTGGATGGCCATGGAATTTCCTTTGTTGCAGAAACTGCTTCTTCAGGAGGATCTACTCTGTCGAAATACATTACTCGCAAAATTGAATTAAACGAACCTGCCGAAACACTGCGTATCATCGTTCTCGCAAATAATCCTCCTCAGGCGGGAATCGGTCTTTATTATAAGGTTCAAACATCTCTGGATCAAAACTTTGATGCTCTTCCATGGGTTGGACCCGTTACTCCGGTATCACCTATTAAAATTTCCGACAATCCCAATAGCTTCTCGGAAGTTGAATACAACGTGGATCCTGCAGCATTTACTGCATTTGCGGTAAAAATATCGTTGACTTCTACTAATTCATC